TGGATTGTGTCTTTATAAATGTGATACTCATACTCTTGCCCACAATCCTGCTCTAAAATTGGCGGATAGATGTAAATATTCCCAGCCTCGCCACATTTTAAATGTCCGATCAATTGAGCACTCAAACAACCCATGCCATTAGCGACTTTTATTTCCTCATCTCTACCCCCTAATCCGTTTACGATTGTAAACTTGGATAAATAGCTTGCTATCTCTAAACCATGCCCCGCAATATAGCCATCATATTGTCTATATATGCAAGTTAAAACATCATTATTATGATGATCGAAAACATAAGTTAATGATCGTGTGCCCATTTTGTGCCCCTTTTAGTTAGATAAAATTAAGATTAAAAAGCAATAGAAAGAAATTAAACTTAAAATAAAGTAAAAGATTAATTTAATCATATTCATAATTAAGCCTCTACCTTTTCAATAATATGATGTATAGGCTCGCCATAAACGTTAAAAATATAGCCGTTAATCTCGCAATGCTCGTTTACGTCATTTTCTGAACCATCTGCAAAATAACGATAAATTGTCTCGCCGTTATCGTTTTGATATTCCATCGGGTATTCGTCAATCCAGCGGATAACGCGCTGTTTTGCTTTATTGCTTAATTGATTAAATATATAGCCTTCTATTTGATAGATCATAATTAAAGCCCTTTCTAGTTAGAATATTATAATATTAATATATTATAATGATTATAAGATTATATTAATTATTTTATTTGTCAATAGTTATTTATAATTATTTATAAAAGAAAAAGGGCGCTGTTTAAACGCCCTTGATTTGTTTATTGCATTTGAGTATGACAGGCTGGACAGATTGGCGCCCCTAGATCATTAAGCCATTTTCTAGTAATTCTAACGTTATAGCCGCACTCGCACTCGCACTTTATAAGCCTTGTAGATTGTTTTTTTCTATTGTCATTTAATGTTAGTTTAGCGTGTGGATATTCACCAATCGCTTTAATCCATTCATCAATCTTAAGCTTTAAACTATCGCTTGCAATTGTGGCGGTCATTTTACCAGTTAAGCCAACACTTAAAGCACATCGTTTAAACAGCTTTCCATGCCCATCGCCTAAAGTTAAAGCGTGGCATATTTCATGAATTAGAATATCAACAGCCCTTGAACTTTCACTTATTGAGGGTTCTATCATAATTTCATGATAGCCTTTTTCGCTTGCTATTGGGTGATAATGAACACCTATCGCTTTTCCATTCTTTGAACCTCTTAAGCCTTTGATGAATGAACACGAAAATTTTAAGCGGTCTCTTATTTCTGCAACATCATAACCGCCTGCTTTAAAATGATCGATTAAAAATCTATCTGTTATATTTTCCAGCCATGTCTCTCTATTCATTTTGAATACCCTTTTTAATAGTTAGAATTTAATCATTAATACATAATGATTAATAGGATTATATGATTATGTTTAAACAATGTCAATATATATTTTAATATTTTAATATTATAATATTTAATATATATGTATTTATATAGTATATATATATTATATTAATAATATTATAGGGTTTCATGATAATGAAACGTTATGTAAAGTCGTTATCACCCCGCCTTCTTTAATAAATAAAACTTATCATGGGTGTATTATGTAAAATAGTTATGGGTAATTGATGGATTAAGGTTATTAATATTTATATTATTAAAATCTATTATGGTTATTTTGGGTAATTATTAAGATTGTAATGACTAGAATAGTTAAGCACTGGAAACTCAAATGGACATGACCCCCCTAGTGTGCGAGACCTTCTCCTCTCACCCCCCATAAAAAAAATCATATATTTGTTTAATTTAGTGATTGTGTTTCTTACATCATGTAAGCTATAATGATTAATAGCTATATTGATTAGGAGCATAGAATGGAATTAAGCAAGTTAGAACTCACTAGAAACTATCCAATACCACAATTACGCATTAAGAATGTTTATCCGTACAAAGAGATGGTGGTGGGTGATAGCTTTTTAGTACCTAATGCAAAGCTACAGATTGTATGTAATAACAATTGGAGGGTAGGGAAGAAACTTAATATGGTATTCTCTGCTCGTAAAGAGGGTGAAGGTGTGCGTGTATGGAGGGTTGTCTAATGAATGAAGGGATAATGAGTATGATTGACAGCATTGATCGTAAACTAGAGCCTATGACTGATGAACAAATCATAAAGATATGGGAAAACCACCAAGGGGATACTAGACTTTCGATATTGGCATTTGCTAGAGCCATAGAAAAAGAACATGGTATCCAACTCTGACCAGGAGAATAAGTGGGCAAGTGAGCTCAAAAGCTATCGTATTCTCTTAAAGATGGAGATGATGAGGGTGTTGAATTGTCATTCCAATGATGAGAAGAGACTTCTAGCAAAAGAGTGGAAAGAGAAGTATAGTCAAATCTTCTACAAGGAATTAGTCAGCATGGCTAAAGACAGAAATGTAAGAGCAAAGGTAGCTCATTGGGATATAGACAACTTTGATGAAGATAAGCCAAGATGAATCCATATATTATTAAAGAGCCTACTTGTATTAGTTTTAGCGGTGGCAGAACTTCAGGTTATATGCTTTACAAAATACTAGAAGCTAACCAAGGTTTGCCAAATAATGCAAAAGTAATCTTTGCTAATACAGGAAAAGAAGAGGAAGCTACACTTAAATTTGTTAATGACTGTTCTGTCAATTGGAATGTGCCTATTACATGGTTAGAATATTTACCAGAAAAACCAAGATGGAAAGAAGTTACTTATAAAACCGCTAGTCGTAATGGAGAACCCTTTGCAACTTTAATAGAGAAAAAGAATTATTTACCAAACCCAGTTACTAGGTTTTGCACAGTAGAATTAAAGATTAGAACTATTCATAGGCATTTAAAAGATTTAGGTTGGGAGCATGATGAAAATTCTGATTGGATTGGAATAAGAGCAGACGAACCTAGACGAGCAGCTAAAGTTACTAGAGACAGAGTGCCTTTGTTTGTTGATGGGGTTACATCAAAAGACGTTGGAAATTTTTGGGCTGAACAAGATTTTGATTTAGAGTTACCAAACATTAACGGAAAAACTTATCATGGAAACTGTGACTTATGTTTTCTCAAAGGATACCCGCAAACGTTAAGTCTTATTCAAGAAAAACCAGAGCGTGCTATTTGGTGGATTGAACAAGAAGCTAAAATTAAATCGTCTGGACAATTTACTGGAGACGGTGCTAGGTTTAGAAAAGATAGACCAAGCTATAAACAAATGATGGAATATTCTAAAACTCAAGGTGATCTGTTTGGATCAGAAGAAGAAACTATCCCATGCTTTTGTGGAGACTAAATGAAATTTAATCTAAAGCAGTTCTACGCATTTTGTTCTCAGTTGAAGATTGAGACAAAAGAAGAAGGACTAAGAAACATGGATACCTTGTTAGGTACCCAGACTTATGTCATGGAAGAGATTGCTAAAGGTTTAGAAAATGATATTCATTTCTTTGTCATTCTTAAAGGCAGACAGTTGGGTATTACTACCGTGTCTTTAGCCCTTGATCTTTATTGGCAGTTTACTCACCCTGGTTGGCAAGGTACTCTAGTTTCTGATACTGAAGAGAATAGGGATATGTTTAGGTCAACGCTTGCCATGTATATGGATGGGTTACCTAAAGAGTACAAGATTCCTCTAGTGGCTCACAACAGAAATCAATTAGTCTTACAAAACCGTTCTCGTATTTTCTATCAGATTGCCGGTAACAAATCTCGTCTAGGTCAAGGTAAAGCCATTACTTATTTGCATGGTACAGAAACTGCCTCATGGGGTAACGAGGAAGGTCTTGCATCTCTCATTGCGTCTTTAGCTGAAAACAATCCTGAACGTTTGTATGTGTTTGAAAGTACAGCCCAAGGATTTAATATGTTTCATGATATGTATGTTACTGCCAAACGCGCTAAGACACAAAGAGCTATTTTTTGTGGTTGGTGGCGTAACCAATTTTATTCACTTGATCCTAATAGTGATATATACAAAGTTTACTGGGATGGCAAACTAACCACTGAGGAAAAAGAGTGGACTAAAGATATTAAAAAACTTTACGATGTAGAAATCAATTCAAGACAAATGGCATGGTGGCGTTGGAAGCTTTATGAGGGTATCAAGGATGATGCACTCATGTATCAAGAGTTTCCACCCACAGAAGATTATGCTTTTGTCATGACAGGAACCAGTTATTTTTCTAATGCGAGGTGTACGGATGCTGCTAAGATTTCTAAAAAGCTTAATTATGAAAGTTATCGTTATTCTATGGGAGCTAACTTCCAAGATACGGAAGTTCTTAAATCAACCGAAAGGTTGGGTGTGCTCAAAGTTTGGGAAGAGCCAGTGGATACGGCTTATTATGTTATTGGTGCTGATCCCGCTTATGGTAGTTCTGATTGGGCTGACCGTTTTTGCATACAAGTCTTTAGAGCTTATGCTGACGGTTTGGAACAAGTTGCTGAATTTGCCACATCAGAATTAAATACCTATCAATTTGCATGGGTGATAGCTCACCTAGCAGGCGCTTATAAGAACTCAACGCTTAATTTAGAGGTTAATGGTCCAGGACAGGCTGTCATTAATGAGTTGCGAAATTTGAAACGACAAGCCGCTTCCATGGGGGGTGCTATAGGTGCTGATTTAATGAATGTGTATGGCTCTATGCAAAACTATATTTGGCGCCGTAATGATACTTTGGGTGGAATGAGTAACTCCATTGGTTGGTTGACTACATCAGCTACCAAAGAACGTATGCTTTCCTACATGAAAGATTATTTTGAGCGTGGCATGATGGATATATTTTCTATGGAACTCATTGAAGAGATGAAAACGATTGTGCGTGATGGTGGTTCTATACAAGCCACAGGTCGCAACAAAGATGATCGTGTCATTGCAGCAGCATTAGCGGTGGCTGCATTTGCTGAACAAGTACAACCTCGATTGATTGCACAAAAAGTGACACGTCAAATATCGCGTGTACAAGATGATTACACTGCAGAACAAATTGCAGTAGGTCGCAATGTATCTGATTACTTAAAACGTATAGGAGTTTATGGTAACCGATGAGTATAGAAGTCATACCTAAAAAAGAATTGCATCACATTATGAAACAATTTTTAAATGATTTGAACCGTGGCATCTCTGTTCAACTTTTTGCAGAGCTTTGTGGGTTGTCAGACAAAACTTTACAGACAATTTTTATGTATGACACAGCACCATTGACAGAGTTTGTGCAAAGACGAGTGTCTAAAGGTTACCAATCTTGGCTTAATGGTGAGGTAGCTGTAATGCAGAACATGGATAAAACAAGATTTGTGGACTATAGGCGTGTACCAAAGCCACGTTTTGGTAGAAAATATGGTCTCAAAGTAGAGAATGGACAGATCAAAATGGACATTGGTGTTAAAAATAAAGCAGATTATTCATTTATTACATTAGATAAACAACTTGAAAGGGGATAAAAATGGCAGTATTGCATGATTACAAGTGTAGTGAACATGGGTTTTTTGAGGGTTATGAGGCTACTTGCCCACAAGGATGCACAGAAAATGTGATGATGGTGTTTTTACAGGCACCTAGTCTTAAGTCAGACGCTACTAAAAAGAACGATAAAACGCTTGACAACCTAGCTAGTGAATTTAAAATGACTGATATTAAGTCCACCCGTGAGGGAGAAACTCAAGGCAATTACTTAACTCGCAACAATGCACCACCTCCAAGAGAGCAAAGACCAGGAGATGCAGTGATGTGGGGTAATGCTGGACAGTATAACTTGCAAAATGTGATGAGTGGTAACGCTGTAAAGCCTGTTCGAGATGAATCAGTAGGCTTTAGACCACAAGACGCAGGAAATTTAACTGGACCTAAGGCAGCAAGCTACATACAAGACCATGAAAACTTAAAAGTGAATAAATAATGCGTATTCCAGAAGATAATGTCAAACGCGAGGAGTTTTACCTCGATCTTATCAATAAGTGTGGTGTGTCAGCTGCAGAACGCAAAGCCGACTACTCAGCGTTAAGAAATTATTATCTTTTTGGTGCTGGTCCAGAAGAAGCGCCAGCGATTTTCAATAAAATCTATCCGCACATCGATCAACTCACTAGCTTTCTGTTTTCAGCAGAAACAACACGCTTTTCTATTGACTTGGGTGCTGCTGTGCCTCCAGATGAATTTAGACGAGTGTCTATTCTTACTAAAGCACTTAATGATGAATGGCTTAATAGCAATTGTGACCAAGTGTTTAGCAATGCTTTGACGTGGGCATTATGTTACAACACCACCTTTGTAAAGCTTATCTATCGTAGTGGCATCCACCCTTACATGATTGAGCCTGGTAATGTAGGCGTATTGCGTGAAGATACACCTTACACAGATCGTCAAGAGGCATTAGTTCAAAAATATTATATTACTAAATCAGAATTGATGAATCGTTTGTATTCTCATCCTAAACGTGATGAGATTTTAAAACGAGTAAGCTCTGCTTACCATCAAGGTGGTTTAGACGTGCCAGAAGGTTTAGATCGAATTGTGATGTCACAGTCTAATCCAACCATGTATGGTAACGTCAATTTAGATTTATCTGGTTACACTCGTTATAAAGCGCGTGTGGCTGAAGATACAGTTGAAATGAATGAGCTTTGGGTATGGAATGATGAAACACAAGATTATCAAGTGGTTACCATTGCTGATCCTGATATAGTTATCTATGACAGACCAGGTGAAACTGTATTCCTAAAAGGCGAATGTCCTTTCATACAAATTTGTCCTAACCCACAATACGATTACTACTGGGGTCAATCTGAAGTACAACGTTTAGTTTTCTTACAACAACTAAGAAATAAACGTATGTCTGAGATTCTTGATCTCTTATCTAAACAAGTGAACCCACCTACAGCATTGATTGGTTTCTCTGGCATTTTAGATGAAAAGAATTTTGCATTGAATCGCGCAGGTGGTTTGTTATCTTCTGATCTTCCTAACGCTAAAGTAGAGCGTGTTGCACCAACCATGCCACAACAATTATTTGAAGTGATCCATGAAGTTGACGCCATGTTTGCAGAAGCTTCTGGTATCTCATCTGTATTGTCTGGTCGTGGTGAACAAGGTGTTCGTTCTGCAGGTCATGCTTCACAATTAGCGCGTTTAGGTTCTAGCCGTGCTAAGAAACGTGCGATCATTGTCGAAGATGCACTAGAAAAAGTAGCAACCCTTTATTTAAAAATGATGCGCGTGTATGATGGCACTCACTTTAAAGATGTTGACGGCGTACCATTTATTGCTGCACAATTCACAGAAGATTTTGTGGTGAAAGTAGATGCACATAGTAACTCACCAATCTTTACAGAAGATTTAAGACAACTTGCATTTAATCTATTTAAAGCGCAAGCTATTGATCGTGAGGGTCTCATTGATTTACTTGAACCTCCAATGAAACAATTGCTCAAAGAGAAATTAAAAGCTAATGAGCAAAAACAAGCTGAGATGATGGCTATGGCGCCTCAGGCACCTACACCTAGTCCAGCTCCACCAGCAACTGATATGGAGGAACTATAATGGCAGAACGTGATATGACAACACCCACTGC